TTAGTAAAAGAACTTGACGACCCAGGTTTAGATAACTATTCTACTTTTTCATTTACAGCTTCTGACCCAGTAGTTAGTTTACCTGCTGATACATTAATCGTAAGAAATGTAAACTATACCACAAGTGTTTCAACAGCAGCAATTCCTGCTAATTCAAAAATAAGTTTATTACAAAGACCTTATGAATATGCAATAGATTATTTTCCTTATGCTAGTGCATCAACAGGAACACCTAGATATTATTCAAGAAAAACAAATACACAAATTTACATAGTACCTACACCTGCATCAGCAGTATCAGGTGAGATACAGTATACACGTAGACCTTTAACATTATCTAGTGCTACAGGAACAAGTGTAACAACTTCTAATTATTTTAGTGAGTTTTGTTATAATGCTTTATTTTCAGCATGTATGATAGAAGCCACTTATTTTATAAAAGATTTTCAAACCTTACCTACATGGGAAGGTAAATATAAAAATTCAATAGATGCTTTGCGTAATCAAGCTAGAAGAATGAGACAAGATGATATGCAAACAGCAGCTAGTCCTGCAGGTGGACCTAACCCAGTAATTCAAGGAGCACAATAATGACTATTAGTAGAATTAATGCAGTACAACAAATAACAAAAGTTAATAACAAAAAGAAAAAAAAGAAAGGAAAAAAGAAATGCAAATAAAAACTAGCACTTTAATAGCAGGAGCTAACGCAAGAATTATTAGTCAAAAAACTGGTTTATATTGTAGTGGTAAACCTACTGGTCAAGGATATGGTGCTGCTAGAAAAGGACCTGGAGTACAAGGAAAAATAGAAGCTCAAGTTAAAGAAGAGCCTAAAGAATATAAAACACAAGGAGAAGGTTAATGACAGCAACATCTGCAATAAAAGCAGGATTAAGAAGATATATAAAAGATATAACTTTTGCTAAAACTGCTAAAAAAGTTAAAGACCCTGATAGAAAAGTTGTAGGAACACCTTCAAAAGTTACACAAGAGCCAACACGAAGTCGAATAGCTACAGAAGAATTTGCAGGAAAAACTGCTAAAGGACATGGTTCATTATTATTTAATAATACTTTAAAGAAAATTTTTGGTAGAGATGTAGGTGATGTAACTATGAGTGTCAAACAAGACATGAAATCATGGTCTAATAGAGTATCTAAAAATGCAAAAAAATTAATGAAAAAAGACCCAAGCTTATCTCAAGATGCAGCTATTAAAAAAGCTGAAAAAGAGACTGCTAAAATGTTTGGTACACGTTTTTTTAAAGGCACAAGAAAAAAAGAAGTAGCAAAAAAACAACAAAGAAAAGTAAAGATTAGAAAAGCTGTAAATAGAGTAGGAACTGCAGCAGCAGCAGCTATTGCTCTAATAAGTCAAAAAGATAAACAAGCAGTATCTGCTAAAGATACATCAAATTCTAAAAACTATAAAGTTAAATCAGGAGATACATTATCTGAAATAGCTAGAGATAAAGGTACAACTGTTGGAAAAATTAAAAATGCTAATCCTAAAGTTAAAAATTTAAATAAAATTACACCAGGTGAAACTATTAAAATTCCAATGCCTAAAGTTAAAGATAGAAAATCTGTATATCAAGATTTAACTAAAGAAGAAATGAAAAAAATAAGTATGAAGAAAAAATATGGTGGTAAAATAATTAGAAGACAAACTGGTGGTATTATAGGTGGTGGTTCTGCACTTAGAGGTTTTGGAGCTACAAGAAGAAAATAAATGAATATAACACCTGAACTAATTAATACAATACATAATATATCTTGGTTTGATGGGATACTTTATATTATACTTGGTTTAGGTGTCTATGCAGCATATAGATGGATAAGAAATAAAACATAATCGTTTGACTTGTAAGAGTTGGAAGTAAGGTAACTGAAGAAACGCACTAACTTTAATTAGGAGGTGTGTTATGACAAAACAAGAATTGTATTGTTATCTTAAACAACAAAAAGAAAAACAAATTAAAGAAAAATTAAAAAGGTATATTAATGGCATCTTCAGGAACTTATAATTTTAATTTAGATATAGATGAAGTAATTCAAGAAGCTACTGAAATGATAGGTGGAGAACAGACATTAGGTCATACTCCTAAATCAGCACGTAGGTCTATAAATTTATTATTAAATGATTGGCAAAATAGAGGTGTATTATTATGGTCAACATTTACTACAGCAGTTACAGTAGCAACAAGTGTTACTTCTTATGATTTAGATGATTCAGTTAATGATGCTTTAGTTATTACAGTTAAAGCTAGTGCAGCAGCAACAGAAACACAATTAACAAGAATATCTTTTGAAGAATATAATGTATTACCTAATAAGTCACAAACAGGTAGACCAACACAATATGCTATAAAAAGAAATGTAGATAAACCTACAGTATTTTTATATCCTATACCTAATACAAGTACAGAAATATTAACAATAGAAGGAATAAGGCAATTACAAGATGTCAATAAATCTGCAGAACAAAATGCAGATATACCAAAAAGATTTTTACCTTGTTTAACTTATGGACTTGCACATCAATTAGCACAAAAAAGACCAGGTGTTACTGATACAAGAGTAGCTATGTTAAAAGCAAGTTATGAAGAAACATTTAAAAGAGCAATGGAAGAAGATAAAGAAAGAGCTAGTATTTATTTTAAACCTAAATTAGGATATGTTTAATGGCTAAAACAGCTAGAAGAGCAAAAGCAATGTGTGATATATGTGGATTTGTATATGACAAAAAAGTAATGCGTTTAAATAGTTATGATATGTTAGTATGTCCTTCAGACTTTGAAGGTAATTATGATTTAAAAAATCATCCACAAAATAGGTCTGCTGATGTACGAGATGATACAATAGTTCCCAATGCAAGACCAGATAATGGTGGTAGAAACATAACATGGGAAGCAGCTAATATTACATGGAATGATATTCCAGAACCAGATACTAGAAAATGGGGTACAGTATGAGTGATTTAACAGATAAATTAATTAACGCAACATATAAAAAATTATTACAAATAGAAACATCTGGTAATGCAGGAGCTGATGGAACTCTAAGAAAAATACAAACAGGTGATGGAACAAGTATTGCTTTAAAAATAGCAACAAGTGCTGTTGAAGTATCAGGTAACTTAGGTGTTACTAATAATGCTTCTGTAGCAGGAGATTTACAAGTAACAAATAAAGTATGTGCTTCTGCTTTTTATGGTGATGGCTCTAATCTTACAGGTGTTACAATGTCTATTGGTGGTAATATATCTGTAGGTAATGCAACAGTAGGTGGTAATCTTTATGTTAGTGGAACTACAACTGTAGTAGGAGCAACACATTTACAAAGTTCACTAAGTGTAGCAGCAGGTACATCAATAGGTGGTAATCTAAATGTATTAGGTACAGCTACAGTATCTGGAGAAGCAGGTTTTCTTGGAGCAGTTAGAGTATCAGGTAATACAACAATAGGTGGTACATTATCTGTAGGTGGTGCAACACATCTTGGTTCTACATTAACAGTAGCAGGTAATACAACTTTAACAGGAACTTTAGGAGTTGGTGGAGCTGTAAATTTAGCAAGTACATTAACAGTAGCAAGTAATGTATCTATAGGTGGTACATCTAATATAACAGGTAAAGCAGAATTTGAAGATGACGTTTCTGTATCAGGTAATACTGCTATAGGTGGTACACTTGATGTAGCAGGTAATGTATCATTAGGTGGTAATGTTACAATTAAAGGAGATGTTCATGTAAGTTCTAAAGTTTGTGCTTCAGCTTTCTATGGTGATGGTTCAAACTTAACTGGTGTTACATCTTCAGTAGAAGGAAATATATCAGTTAATAATGCTACAATAGGTGGTAATTTATATGTAGGTGGAACAGCAACTATAGTAGGTAATACTACTATGACAGGTAACTTAGGAGTTGGTGGTACATTAACTGCTGTAGGTAAAGCTGAATTTGATGATGATGTATGTGTTTCAGGAAATACAGTATTAGTAGGTAATTTAGCAGTTGGAGGAACAGCTACAGTTGCAGGTAATGCTTCAGTAGGTGGTACACTAACTGTAGGTGGAGCAACACATCTTGCATCAACTTTAACAGTAGCAGGTAATACAACTCTTACTGGAAATTTAAATGTAGGTGGTACAGTTACTATAGCAGGAGCAAATGTACAAGCTGCAAATGCTAAAGTATGTGCTAGTGCTTTTTATGGAGATGGTGCTAATTTAACAAACGTACCTACAGGAGCTATATCAGGTAATATATCAGTATCTAATGCTATTGTTGGAGGAACTCTTAGTGTTTCAGGAGCTACTCATTTAAAGAGTACAGTATCTATAGGTGATACACTTGTAGTAGCAGGAAAAGCAGAGTTTGATGGAGATGTATGTATAAGTGGAAATTCACAATTAGTAGGAACATTAGATGTAACAGGTAATACATCTATAGGTGGAACTTCAAATATTACAGGTAAAGCTGAGTTTGAAGGAGATGTATCAGTATCAGGAGATATGAATATTGGAGGTCATACAACTATAGCAGGGGCAGTACAATTAAATTCTACATTAAGTGTTGCAGGAGAAGCTCATTTAAAAGATGCAGTAAGTATAGGAACGACCCTTGTTGTAGGAGGTAAAGCAGAATTTGATAGTGATGTCTGTGTTTCAGGTAATACAGCTTTAGTAGGTAATGTTTCAATAGGTGGCACATCTAATACTACAGGTAAAGCAGAGTTTGAGGGTGATGTATCAGTAAGTGGTAATGTTGCAATTGGAGGTACAACAACAATAACAGGTGCAGTATCTCTTGGTAGTACATTAGATGTTGCAGGTAATGCTTCTGTATCTGGTGATTTAAATATAGGTGGACATGCTACTATAGCAGGTGCAGTTCAATTAGGTTCTACATTAAGTGTTGCAGGAACAACTCATTTACAAGATGCAGTAAGTCTAGCAAGTACACTTGTTGTTGGTGGTAAAGCAGAGTTTGATGATGATGTTTGTGTATCAGGTAATTCAATTTTAGTTGGTAATCTTCAAGTAGGTGGTACAGCAACCATAACAGGTAATACAACTATAACTGGAAACTTAGGAGTAGGTGGAACCTTTAGAGTATCTACTAATACTTCATTAGAAGGAACATTAGTTGTTGGAGGTAAAGCAGAATTTGATGGAGATGTTTGTATATCAGGTAATTCACAATTAGTAGGTACTGCTAAAATTACAGGTGCTACAACAATAACAGGTAATTCAGGATTTTTAGGTACAGTAAGAGTATCAGGTAATACTTCATTAGAAGGACAATTACAATTAACAAAAAGTGCAGCAGCAGTTGTATGTGCAACAGCTATTAATGGTGTAGCTTCAGTATCATTAAACTTTGGTAATGCACAAAACTTTAGTACAACAGTTACAGCAGCAC